CCGCGCCAACAAGCCCTTCCTGCTCGATGAACTAGCCCCCTCTGGCTTGAGCCTATTTGTGGCTTTGGGCTGGATGGGCGACAAAAAAGGAGAGGGCTATCGCGGCGCAAAGAAGAAGGTGGCCGACCGGGTGCCAGCTCGCGATTGGAGTCTCATCGATCCAGATGCTCAGGGGTTTCCGGAAAAAAATCCGGAAACCTCCCTCAACCTTGGAGGCAGGCCCAAGCAGGTCGTGGCCATTAGCGCCAATGGCATGAAGCACCTGCTGGCTCACGTCCCGAATCAGGATCTGGCCAGCACCTGGCTGCAATACCTAATCGACGCAGAGAATTATTTCCGCCGGATTGATCCAGCCGATCCCAGGCTCAACCTGTCAAGTGATCACATCAAGAATCATGGCGCTGTTATCTCGCACCTTGGCGTGGAGAAAGGAGTGGCGGCAATTGCTATTGCCAATAACAAAACATTCAGCCAGTCAAAGCAGGAGATACAGAGGCAAATCAAAGAAGTAAAAGGCCTTAAAGGTAACGCTAAAGGTATTAACGAATGGCACCATGCAACAGAAAAGACAATGGGAGTAAAAAGTGTTTCAACGACAAGCATTCGTCTTGCTGCGCTATACGCACCCAAGGGAGCAAGTGCCGATGATATTGGGTCAAAAGCGGCAAGGGCATCCATTGCTCTCGTTGAAGATCTAAGCGGTGGCAAGGACGTTGAAATTATTCGCGGGAAGAATGGCAATTTCCGAAAGGCTATTCATTTTCAAATTCGTGAAGGCCCAGCAATGTCACCGACCAGAGCAAGACAACTAAAAAAGAAAGACAAGCAATTCCGTAAAGATGAAGCAAGCTTGATTGAGTCATGCCAACAAGAACTGCTCTAAAAACACAAACAACTATGCAACGCACTAATGGCAAGCCCTTCTATTCTCAGGCTGACGAAGACGCAGCGATTCAGATCCAGTTACTCACTGAGATCAAGCAACTCTTACTTCGAGTTGTCAAAGTTCAAGAGCCTCCGACGCTTCCAGATATTCCGTCGCCAGCTCCGCGCCGTGCTCCTCGAAAGGTTCGGAATGCAGAGCTGTGAGTTCGTGCTGCCGCTAAGGCCCATCAGCAAAGCAAGGCCAAGATCCTTTCAGGGACAAGCTCGGCCCTACATGCCAGCGGCTTACAAGCAGTGGATCAAGGACGCTCGGATGCACCTAGGCGAGTGGTGGACCAATGCGCCACTGGAGCACATTGATGAGCTAGTTGTTCACTTCTACGGCCCAGCCAGGGGGGATCTAGACAACAGAGTGGGCTCATTACTTGATGCCATGAATGGCCTGGTCGTTGTTGACGACAATGTGAATGTGGTGCCCCGCATGAGGCTTGCATTCACCAAAGCCAAGACTGCGGACGCTCGCATTTACATTCGCCTGACATGGAGGGATCAATGATTATTTGCCCTACATGCGGCCACATGCAGTCAACAATTAAGGAGACAAGAAAGCGCGATGGGTACATCGAACGCCGTCGCACATGTGACAACTGTGGCCACGGAATGATCACTAAGGAGTTCAGCGCAAGCTCGATTTCTAAGCTGCTAAATGAGGCCCAGGAGAAAGCATTAGACGTTGCCGTCCAGCTATTTGGAGGGCGATGAGTGATAATTCTTCCTCTCGTTTTATTCGTCACAGTGCCTGCCCTAGCTGCGAAAGCAGCGATGCGTTGGCGGTCTATGACGATCACGAACATTGCTTTTCCTGTAATTACGACAAGCAATACAAGGAAAAAAGCGAAGCACCTTCCGAGGCGAGATCTTTTTCGCCAATGAATGAGATCGCTTTTGACCTGACCGAGCCACATAGGGGCTTGGATAAAAGGACGCTGGACTCCTATGGCATCGGGTTCAAAGATGGATTTATCGTCTATCAGTACCGGGACAGGAACGGCCAGCACGTCGCTCAAAAGATCCGGGCCATCGAGCCTGGTGATGACGGCAAGCGCCTGACCCAATGGAGGGGATCAGCTAAGGAGGCCACTGGCTTCGGCCAGCATCTGGCCAACCCGGCCAAGCACAAGGCCATCGTGATCTGCGAAGGCGAACTAGATGCGCCCAGTGTCTATCAGGCTTTCGGCGGCAAGGTTGCAGCAATCTCAGTGCCCAATGGCGCTCAGTCAGCAGGCAAATTTGTCCGTGATCACCTTGACGAGTTCCTGAAATTTGAATCCGTCATCGTCTGCACGGATAACGACGAGCCAGGCAATGCTGCGGCCACTCAGATCATGGGCCTGTTCGAGCCCGGCAAGGTCAAACGTGCGGTGCTCCCCTGCAAGGACGCCAACGACACCCTCCAAGAGATGGGCAGCCATGTCCTGAAGGAAGCCGTTGAAGCAGCGCGGGAGATCAGGCCAGACGGCATCAGACCAGCCAGCGACTACGCCGGACTGGTCCTAAAGCCGCCCGATCGCAGGGCTACTGACTGCGCTTTCGCGTTCTGGAATCAAAAATGTCCCTTTTATGACAACCAGTTGATCATCTTGATTGCTGGCTCAGGGATCGGGAAGACCACGTTCGCCAGAACGCTGTGTCTGCACGACATGGAACGCGGGATCAAGTGCGGTTGGATCGGCTTAGAAGAAACAGCTGAAGAAGCTGTGTTCCGCTTTGTTGGTGCTGCTGCCGGCATCCAGCTCCACGCAAGGCAGAGCTATGGCGAACTCAATCCACAGCAACTGCTGGACATTGAACAGGCTGATCGCTTTGTTACTGGCAGCGGAATGCTGGAGCTATTCGATCACTTCGGAAGCTTGGACGAGGAATCAATCCTCAACCGGATGAACTACATGGTCAGGTCGCTGGCTTGCCAGCACATCTACCTCGATCACCTGACGATCATTGGCTCCGGTTTAGCCCAGGACACCCGCCACCTGGACAGCTTGATCACAAAGATCAGGTCGTTTATTGCTGCAACTAAATGCACTGTGTTTGCTATCTCCCATCTCTCCCGATCACCGGGGCAGAATTTTGAGAATGGCGACATCCCTGAGTTGCAGAACATCAGGAATAGCCACTCAATCGTGCAACTAGGAGATACGATCTGGGCGCTAGGTCGCAAGCGTGGCACGCAGCTGACTCACTCTCACTGCTTGAAAAACAGGATGCTCGGTCGTCTTGGCTACGCGGGATCTTTTGAATTTGACGAAGGAACTCAACGCCTTGATCACAAATGGGTAGACCAGGCAAGCAGCTTTTGAATTGGACTGATCTGACGATCGGCCAACTCGTTCACTTCTTTACCGGCGCAGGCTGGAAAAAGGCAACAGTCCTGTCAAGGACAGACCACTCAGCAAAAGTTCTTTTCACTCAAGGAAACAATGAGCGACACATCTCTATCACTGACCGACGAAACATCAGGACAAAAGATCACGAGACTGGAGGAGCTATGCCGCAGGACCGAGCTGGAGATCATGACCGGAGACATCAAGAGTCTTTTGATTTGGGCCTATGAGAGCTACAACGATTCCTTTAAGAGGAGTGATGTAAAAGAATCGATGTACTGGGACGGCTATATCCGTGCGCTGCACCACGTACTAGAAGGGATTGGTCAGTGATGGCAGTATCAACAGCATCAGTCGTTAACTGCCCCAAGTGCGGGACTCAGACCGCAACGTACTGCTATGGCACCAAGAAACCTGACGTAAAAATCAGGTACAGGAGATGCCCTAAGTGCGAAAACCGACTCAAGACAATTCAACGCTTGGATGACCTTGAGGCAGGTGAAAAGATTGTCCCGACCATGACACCAGACGAGCAAGGAAAGTTTCTTGCCGAATGCAGGGCCAAGTCTGCACGACAAAGAGGCAGGCGAAAAGCCATGAAACAAATAAAACTAACCGAACGAGATGTAGCTGAAATCAAGTACCTCATTCACAACGGCATCCAAACGCAGGCTTACACCGCCATGCAGTACGGAGTGGAGAAAACATCCATCCATCGCATTGCGACTGGTGCTTGCTTTGCTGACATCCCAACTCCCAAATCATTGGCAGATCTATGAACATCTACATCGACATTGAGCCTGAAGCATTTGCTGCCAGCAGGCGGCATGAGTATGAATTTCAGATCAGCGACT